GTAACTTCCTGACCTTAGCGGTCACGAATGATCGGATCCATGCCCCACACGTAGCATCTGTGGTGTGCTCGCATTCGGGCTTTGGTGACTTAGCGCATCCCTCCGGGGAGAAACGGCCTTGTTTGTTGCATTACAGTCTATTTCGCTTAGCGGAATAGACTGCTCAGCATAGAGATGAGCCATCCAGGCTCGTCCCTATGTTCCGGCTGCCCTGCTCTTGCTGCAGGAACCGGAGCGTTCAGTCGTTCTCGACGAGATAAATTCCCTCGAGAACGCCTAAGGTCCTCTCTGAACTTCATCCAGTCGTCCATAGAGGATATGTAATTACCTTCTTTACTGAAGATATTTACAGGCCTAAGACCATATCTTTTTAGATCATGGTCCTCGGGATCAGGACCCAACGCCAGTGGTGCACTAAACGTTGTGGTCTTTCCAGTTGCTAAAGCCACCTCCCATGTTGGCTTTAACCTCTCCTTGTCTCGGGCTTCCTTTGGAATAAAGCCTAAGGCAAATCCCCCGTTGTCAACGATTCCCACGATGACCCCGGGCCATATTGGGGGCAGCGTCAGTTTTATATCTGTCACTGTTCCCTTCTCTTTTGTTGCCGCAAACATTGGCGGCTCCATCGGAGTGGGGCTAGGCTTCAAATCTTTTGAAGGCCCCAGAGACCATGGTACCATTAAGGGACCTAGTCTTTTCTTAAACTCAGGATCGTTCTTGAGTTTAGGTTTGATATCTTCGGAGATTCCGATCTCCTGAGACGTCTCTTCTGCAGCCGGTTTGAACTTTACCGACTGATTCAGAAAGTAGTCCGCGACCTTGTCATCAGTGTCGGGGAGTACAAACGAGCTTCCTCCTAGTCCCACTGGAGGTTTTGCCCTATAGACGGGTGATAATCTTCTATCGATTATATCCGTCCCGGTTTTTATGATCCCTTTTCCGGGGTCATAACCCGTACAGAACCTGGCGAGCCTATCGTCATCGCCAGTTGCTGTTATGAAACGCCCGACTTTGCGGGTCGCAGCGTTTTGTATGTGTAAGATCACCTTTGTTAGGTAATCTCCCATGAGGAAGCCAGAGTTTAACCAAATAAATCTCTGGGTTCCCTCGTGAGGTTCCCCAATATCATTGAATAGATTTTGGGCCTCAAATATGATTTTCCTCCGTTGTGGTATCACTCCGAAGGCAATCCTTTGCAAGATTTTTGGGATTCCAACCCTAGAAAACCATTGCATCATGATAATCTTTCCAACTTCGTGGTGGAAAGAATCAGTGGCCGTTTCGTAGTCTGTGAATTCTACGAACAGGTCGTCGTAGGTCCTTATCTCGGACTTTTCGACTCTCAACGAGGGTGAACCAACGAGTTCTGGCTTACCCTGAAGATGGAAAGTCTCCTTCGAATTTTCGAAGAAGGCTTTAAACATCTGCCAGCCATGGGCATCTTTTTCCATGCCGGCAGATGATGAAGATAGTTTCTTTAACGGAAAGGAACATATCTTATTGATGACGTCTAGCACTATCCTAAGTGCTATAGGTCCTTTGGTAACGGTTCGGGCCTTTCCAGGTTCCCTAACGATTGCCACGAAAGCCTCCCTGTTTCTTTCAGGGGACTTTGATAAGACTTCTTCTAGACATCTCCAGAAGATAAAGTCTCCACTGTTGCTACCGTCGTACTTGAATCGTTCGACGATGGCACCAGTATCAAGATCGATTCGATTAGCGAGTCGACCTTGTTCACCTTCGGCTATCAGGTCACTGATAGCCTGGGTGCCTCCTCCCTCACGTCGATTTGACTCGATGCATGCGGAAGTCGTAAGGCTTATGGCAGCTTTTGTGTCTAAGCCTTCGAATACATAACCAGGTATCTCTCCAATTACGGAGGTTACCCGATTATTGATCAGCCACTTCTCAACAGGTGTGAGAGGTACTGGCATTTCCTGCCAAGTCTTTAGTGCTTTGACTTTAGACTGGTGGACTACTAGGGGCGGGGGGGTACCCATGCACCTGGTTTGAGACAACATCGATATGATCGACAATCGATACGTCTCTGATTTGTACCTATGCACTCTTCTGTACATGGTTACATGCGTCGCCAACCAATCAGGTACTGACTGGGAGAACGACCTGGAGTCGAATTCATCTAACCTGTTAGTGAACGCATACTCCTTGAAGCTATTCCGTAACTTTTTAAGCTCGGAATACCTTGTCGTGAGGCCTAAGGTTTCTTTCCTTAGGTCTCCATCTAGAAACTCATCATCCAATAGGACGTTGAGGTTCTTAAGAACGAAGAGATCGAATTTCTCCCAGTTCCATAGTTCTTCCGGAAAGGCTAAATACCTCTGGAGGAACATCCCATTTACGGTTTTTAGAACTTCTAAGAGCCGCAATGACCTTTTCTTTCTGTCTCGGAGTTCATCCGACCAGTAGAAATCTAGGACCTCAGCCTTCTTCCATGAAGGGTGGGGCCTACCACTCAAAAAGTAGTCTAACTTCTTTTGGAGTGATTTTGCCCATCGAGTTGTGACCGGATCAGGGTCCAGCTCAATGAGTTGCAATAGCCGTTTACCCCAGAATGTTCTGCGATAAATGAACTTTAGCTTCGATTCCGGATTGGTTATGTCCGCGAATGTTAGCTTGGTCTCTTTCCCATTCCATCCCGGAATGAGAGAGGACTTGAACTTGTCTGACAACTGGACTTTGTTCCCGTGCCATACAAATGGTTTGACTAGTCCGATATCGAATTTCTTCTTATCATTAGTCATGTCATCAGCGTTCCTCTGGGCATCGCTGATGGCGAATATCGAATATATCTGGAGAACTTTCCAGACATCCTCGTATTCTATCCCGTAACGGTCCTTATTCCTGTACAAGGACCGTACTTCGTTGTCTAGTGGCGTGCTATCTAGCTCGTCAGTCGACATAAGAATCTTGATATGAGATTCTTCACCGAAAAGGCCATCAAAGAATTTGGCCCTTACGATTTCCCCATCCTTGGGATCTTTGTAGATCCTAAGTTGGTACTCCGAGTTATTGCGATTGACAAGGGTAAAACCTTGGTCAAGCAAAACTTTGGAATTGGTGTTTAGGCAACTATTGCCAGCACCAACGACTGCTAATGTATCAGGCACTTGCTTGGTAGATAGCAGAATGGGTACTCCCAACAAATGTTGGAATTCCCCTTTTATCGACTTCACGGACTCTTTCATGAGTATCCGATCTTCGATTCCGTACTCTTGGTGAAACTTCAGTTTTACGCCAAGGTATCCGCACAGCTCCGGCTCGGGCATTTTAATGTTCCGAGTCGTCGCTCTATGCCTCGTATCCC